GTGCAGCCCATCAGTTTCGGCGTCGTGCGCAGCGCGCCGAGCGCGATCTTCAGCATGCGATCGGGTGATACGTGGCGCGGCAGCACCGCAGCTAGCGTTGCTTTCTGCGATTCGAAATAGCTTTTCACGCTACCCATGCCCGCGTCGTGGGCGACCATCTTTCCGGTCTGCTTCAGGTTTGCGAGGTTGGTTGTCTGTTGTGCCACGGTCATTCCTCAGTGATAAGCGCCCAGGACGGGAGCCGGATGATGTCGATGCCCGTCGAGTAGCCGGGCCACGTGTTGGCGCGCTCGCACTCGGCGTACGTGCGCAGGTTCTTGCGGTACTTCGCGCGGCCCGCTTCGAGGCTTTCTTCGTCGAGCATGAAAGCGTTCGCGGCGAACGGGTATTCGGTTTCGACGGCCAGAAAGATGAAGCCGAGAACTTCCATTCCGCTGGCGATCTCGTAGCCGTCTGAATAGAACGCAGCCTGGACGTCGTAACGCTTGCGGGCGACCTGACGACGGAACTCGCTCGGCGCGGCGCTGCTGAACGTCTTCAGGTCGAGCAGTAGGACCGTGTTTTCACGCACCGGGTGAACGAAGTCCGGCCGGCAGCGGCAGCCCACGCCGGTTTCTTCGTCGGTCCAGAACGCGGACACCTCGGCTTTGCCGCTGGCGAGCGCTTCGCCGATCTCTGGCAGCGCGCGCACCGACGCAGCCTGACGCACCGCGGCTTCATACTGGTCGTGCTGAATAGCAACGCGGTTCGGATGCGCCTCGATGAACTCTTTCCAGACCTTCGTGTTGCGGTTGACGGTCGGGCCGACGACATAGCGCGATTCGAATTCGTCGGGCTCCAGCACTGCGCAGTGCGCGAGGTTGCCTTCGAGCTGGCCGGCCTTCGTCGTCGGCGCCGGTCGATCCGCCGCACGATGCCGCGCGAAGAAGATCGCCGGCGACAGGTCCAGCGTGTCGAGCTGCGATTTGCTGACCGGCGACATCGCGTGGTACTGCTCGATGTCGAGGTCTTCGATGAGATTGTCGGAATAGCTCACGTGGCTCTCCCATACGCGACTGCTGCATCCACGTAATCTGGATCAGCCGGCACGACGAGCAGCGTGAGAAGGATCAGCGCCACGAAGCCCGCGAGGATGCTGAGAAGCGGGTGACGGTTGCTGAAGCGATTAAGTCGACGAATCATGCGATTCCCCTTGCAGCCATCCAGCCAAGCAAAAGGCCGAACGCGATAGCTATTGACCAGTCGATAGCAGCGGCTTTCATGAGCACACCACATGCAGATAGAACGTGAAGATCACCAGCGCGCAGACAGCAGCCGCGCACACGCCAGCGGAGAAAGCGAGAGAGAGGTCTGCGAGGCGCAGATCGCGTTCGGTGGGCGCGCTCACGCCGCACCTCGGCTCGATTCACGTGCCCGAATCTTTTCCATCACGGACATGTGGCCCGCATCGCTGTTGCACTTGCGATGCGCCAGAACGAGGTTGCTCAGATGATTCGGTCCACCGTGCGCGATCGGGACCAAGTGCTCAAGGCTGCGATCGTCTTCGTTCGTGTCGACGCCGCAATAGAAGCACTGGGCGCCGTCACGGCTGAGAAGCGCATTGAACAGAGGCAATGTCTTTTCGCGACCGGTCTGACGCTTCTTTGGTGTCGGTGTACCGCGCCAGGCAGCGTTCTTCTCGAAAGCTGCCCACGCTTTATCCGATTCGCCCGTCGGCGTGATTCCGCCCTTGGCGTTGCAGTAGACGACCGATGTTCCGCGCGATGTCTTGAACCGCAGCATTTCCCATTGATTCGTAGGCTGAAGAATCTGCGCTCCGCGTGCGACCAAGAACGCTTCGAACTTCTCGCGCCGGCTATTGAATTGAGCGAGTGTTCTCACGCGAACCTCACCACGCGGCAGAAGCACCAGGCGATGAACGTCCACAGGACTAGGAGGGTTAGGGCGCTCATGCGTTACCCCACTTGGCAACTTCAGCGTCGATCCGAAGCATCCAGTCTTCGGCCATGACCTCGCTGTCCTGCTCGATGTAGAGATTGATCAGCGCGCCGACCATCGCTCCGACGTAGTCGATACGGTTGGAAAGCAGATGCGGACGGATCTTTTCTGCCGCGACTTCCATCACGCTTTGCATGCCCGCCACGATGTCGATGGGCGCCATGGCTGCCTTGCGCTTAGCGATCAGTTCCTGAGCCCGCGCTGCGATCATTTCGTCGCGTGACTCGGCATCGTCGAGCGCCTTGTCGATCTTTGCCTTTGCGCGATCAGCGACGTGTTCGCCCATCGCGAGAGCCTGTTTGCCGCAGTAGTGGAGTGTGCTCATGGTCAGCCCCAGCAAACGTTGCGATAGTCGACCGTGCGACGGATCACCCAATGGCGGCGCAACTCGGACGCTTCGTAGTTCGGGCAGGCCACTTCGAGGTAGCCGTTCGCGAGAAGCACGAGAACGGTGTGGAGTCGGTGGAAGTTCATGGCTGGTCACCTCATGTGTGGTGTTGCTATGAGGTGAATTATACGACTGTGAATAGCTGTGTCAATACATCAATGAATAGATTTGAATAGAAAAAAGCCCCCAGGTCGGGGGCTTGATGCGGGGCTTACTGGCTGAGGGTGCGTCGCAGCTCTGGCCAACCGAGATAGTAGAAGCTGACGCCACCGATCAGAAGCACGCCGGCACAGCCGATAGCTGACGCCACCGCGTGCTCGGTTTGCAGCGCCAGAAGGGCGCCAATGACGGGGAGGGCGGTCACGCCAAATCCCCATGTGGCAAGGAACGCGACCTTCCCGAGCCGCGCGAATGCGGCTGACTTGGCGATGAGGACGAACAGCAGGAGCATCAGCGCGATCGCCGCGACAGCGGTAGCAAGGCTCCAGACGGCATCATCCATGTGCTTTCCTTACCCAGACCGGTAGATCACTTCCCCGACGATGTGCACGAACTGCAGCATTTCCGGCGGAACGATCTTGTCAGGATAGTTCGTATTGTACGAGTGCAGGCGTAGGCCGCCGCCGACTTCCTTGAATATCTGCTTGACGAGCGGTTCGTCATTGAAATAGATAGCGTAGCGTTCGCCGTCGCGGATGTTCGTGGCAGACGTATTCACCATGAAAACGTTCTTGTCGTACAGATACGGTTCCATGCTGTCGCCGCGCGACACCAGCAGCTTGCAGTCCTTCGGATTGACGCCCTTGGCCTTGAAAAACGCGGCATTGAAGGGCAGCGCTCGCTTCTCGCGCACTTCCCACTGTATCAAGCCTGCCCCCGCAGAAAAATGGTAGTCGAACCGGTCGATCCAGATTCGGTCGTCATCCGGTTCCAAGTCCTCTGGAGTGTCCCATACGGCGACATTTCCCTTTTCTTGGGAAAGAGGTACTTTTTGCGCACTTTTCGGCGCATCAGGTCCTGGACCTACCCCATCCGTAAGCCATTCGACATTTACAAGTAGGGCTTGCGCTAGTTTTTTGACGTTCTGAAGGTCTGGATTTGGCGTGACGCCTTTCAGTATCCGGTTGATCGTCGGCTGCGGCACACCAGAAGCGCGGGCCAAAGCGCTCTGGCTTTCGATTCCTCTGATTTTCATTGCCTCATCGAGGCGGCTGGCGATGTTCATGGCCGAAATATACGCATTTGAATAATAGGCCAGCAAGTTGCTATCCATTCCCGCATTGACGTAGCTATTCATCGTCGTATAGACTTCTGCATAGGTGAATAACTTATGGAATCGTCATGGACGCCCAAACCCCCCGCGACATGCTCACAGAGATCAAGGCTTTCACTGGACTCAGCGAGGTCGCGCTGGCGAGTGAGCTGAAGGTTTCTCAGCCGACGATCAATCGCGTGCTCAACAGCCAGGACGGCTGCTCTTCAAAAACGCTGATGGCGATCCTTCGTATGCACGGCGATCTGAAGGCGGGGCGACTCGCGCCCGCGCCTGTCCCCGCCGAAGCAGCCGCCGCCTGATTCCCCGCAGTGCAGCGACTGTGGAGCTAATTACAACCTTTAGTTGCGCACTGCACAACGTTCAACAGGATCACACGTGAACATTACCGACGCAGCCTACGCAGTTGCGCACGATTATCCGGGCGGCACCGAGTCACTGGCGCCCCGCATTCCGATGCCCGGTGCAGTGCTGCGCAACAAGGTTAATGCGAACAACACCACGCATCACCTGAGCCTCGCCGAAGCCTTCCGCATGACCGATCTGACCGACGACGAGCGGATTCTCGAAGCGTGGGCACGTCACCGCGGAAAGATCCTGATCGAAATGCCGGAGCCCGAGAACTGCGCCGACGCCGACGTGATCGAGCTGATGGCGAAGACATGGGAAACGAATGGCGACATCGGCCGCGAGGTCAACCAGACCTTCGCCGACGGTCGCGTCGAAGCGCATGAAGTGCGCCGCGTGAAGGATCGCGTGTGGGATCACATCCGCACGCTGTTCGGACTCGTTGGACGCATCGAAGGCATGGCGGAGAAATAACCATGGCCCGCGCGCGCAATATCAAACCCGGCTTCTACACGAACGAAGACCTCGCCGAATGCTCGGTGTGGGCTCGATACATCTTCCCCGGTCTGTGGATGATGGCGGACCGCGAAGGACGCCTGGAATACCGCCCGAAAAAGATCAAGGGCGAGCTGCTCCGTTTCGACGAGCAAGCTGCCGAACCGTTGCTGGACGAGCTTCAGCGCTGGGGCTTCATAAAGATCTATGAGGTCGAAGGCCGTGCCTACATCCAGATCCTGACCTTCCATAAGCACCAGAATCCGCACCATCGCGAATCTGAAAGTGAGATTCCATCCATGCAAAGCCCTGGGCTTTTGCCTCATGGCACGGCATCAAAGCCTGGGGCTACTAATGGCTTGGATGACGCTAAAGCCCAGGGCAAGCCTGAGGCAAGCCCCGGAATAGAACCCGAAGATGCGACTTGCGAAGGGGGTCAAGCCGGGCTGATTCCTGATTCCGGATTCTCTGATTCTCTGATTCCTGATTCCCTCATCGGGATGGCAAGCGGCGGCGGTACATCCGCGCAAGAGGGCGAAAAAAACGCAATGACGCCGGCCGCTGTCTCGATTGCGTTGATCGGCTGGGAGCGAGAACGCAGCAAGGCTGCACGTGGCATCACTGCGAGCAACCAGCAGGTCATCGAACTCGCAGCGATGCACGTCACGCCTGCCGAACTGCGCAAGGCATACGACTCGGCCGTGGCGGATCGCCGTGCGACCGACGATCCGAACCCGATCAACGCCGGATTCATCCGGGCATTCGTCGAAAAGCACCGGCGCCCGGTTGTGCTGCGCGTTTCTGCGCCCGATGCCCGGCAAGAGCGTCGCCGCAACGGGTGGGCTCAACTGACCGGCTCAAGCGAGCCGCAGCAATCCGCAACACAACCCGCAGAGGTGATCGATGGACATGCAAAACTCCTCGGCTGAAGTGTGGCCGAAAGACGCTGTTCCCGAGCATTGGGTCAATGAACTTTTCAAGCGCATGGGCCGCATGTGGGGAAATTCTTTCCTCGAAAAGTGGCCTCAGGATGACCTACACGGCGTGAAGATCGAGTGGGCCAAGGGCTTGCGAAAGCTCTCGACTGCCGAACTCAAGGCCGGCGTCGATTCGTTGCTGACGCTGAAATTCCCGCCTTCGCTGCCCGAGTTCTACGGCCTGTGCAAGCAGATGCGCCTGCACGAAATGCCGCGCGCTGAAGCGCTGACGGACCAGACCAAAGCGGACGTGCACATCGTCGGCGAACAGATGGCGAAGATGCGCGCGATCATGGCGCCGCTCATGCAGCCGCGCGAGATCACTGCGGAATGGGCGTTCAAGCTGCTCATGCAAGGCACGCGGAACGACGGCAAGCCGCTGACGCACGAAGGCATTCGCTGTGCCTCAGACGCGATCACATCGAGCGCTGGCCGTCGCGTGGTCGAGAACTGTACCGATCCGGAGATCAGGGCCGAATACGAAACCATCCGCAACGAGATCATCCGCGCCTACAAGGCCGCCAACAAACCGCTGTGGGAGACGCCATGACCCGCAAACCTACGCGCGCGCACGCGCATTTGGAGGCCGCATGCTGATCGCAATCGACCCAGGTATCCGCGGTGCGCTGGCCTTCTTCGGCCCGGGCAACCGCATCGCAGTCCACGACATGCCCACGCGCACCAAGCCGGGCAACACGAAGATCCGCAACGAGATCGACCCGAAGGCATTGCAGGCGCTGTTGCGCCGCTGTGCGCCGGCCGATGAGAAAGGCCTCGTCGTGATGGAGAACCTGAACACGTTCGCCGGTGGCAGCGTCCAGACGATGGGCTCGCTCGAGGCCACGAAGGCCGTTATCTGCACCGTCTGCGAGCTGAGCGGCTTCGACATTGCTTTCGTCTCGCCGAAGACGTGGCAGGGCTTCTACGGCATCAAGCGCACGCCGTCGAGCGATACGAAGACGCAGAGCCTGAAGCTGGCGCGCGAACTGTTCGGCATGGAGTACTGCCCGTTGCAGAAGCATGACGGGCGGGCAGACGCGCTGCTGATCGGGCGCTATGGGCAGAGGCACTTCGTATGAAGCTTTCAGACCGAATCATTGACCGCGTCACGCGTCGCGCACCGGATGTGGTGATCGGCGATCGCGAAGATCCGTATCTGATCCGCTGGTGGGTCATCCCGCGTAACCGGTTCTTCAACGTCTACCTGCATCGGTTCCTGCGTAGCGACGACGACCGAGCTCTGCACGATCATCCCTGGACAAACCTGTCGATCCTGCTACGCGGCATGTACGTCGAACACACGATCGCGGCGGGCGGCGTCAACGTGCGCACCGAGCGCCGCGCCGGCGCGTGGAAGCTTCGGATGTTCGGCAGCGTTGCGCACCGGCTTGAACTGGTCGACGGCGAGTGCTGGACGATCTTCATCACTGGTCCGCGGTACCGCGAATGGGGCTTTCACTGCCCGTTTTCCGGCTGGGTGCACTGGAAGCGTTTCACAGCTTCCGACAACCCTGGCGAGACAGGGAAAGGGTGCGACGCATGAACATCCTGCAACTTGCTGGAAGCCTCCCGCGCGACCCGCAGTTCCGCGAGTTCGTCAGCCAGTACATGGTCCCGCCGCGCGAGCCGACCGTCGATGAGGCTGCCGAGTTCATCCGCGTGGCGTGTCAGGTCGAGAGCCGCCGCCAGCTCGCCGATGATCGTGCGGCTGAGCAGCGGTTTCACCAATTCTTGCGCCGGCCGTTCGTGGCTTGGCGTGACAGGCAGTACCCATCCCAAAGGAGAGCAGCGTGAACGATGACCGTTACTACGAGCCGATTCGTGCAAACGAACGTTTCGACCGGCCGCATGAAACCCGCGAGCAACGTCGCGCACGAGAACGTTCCGAGGCCAAGCAGATGCAACGCGACAAACGCAAGGCCGCCTGACATGCGCACCGTTCACGACATGTGGGTGTCGTTTTCGCGCTCGGTGCTTCCGCCGAATTGCTCCGACACACAGCGCAATGAAATGCGTAAAGCGTTTTACGGCGGTGCGACAGCGCTGCTTGGCATGACGAGCGAGATCGCCGGAATCGACAACGAAGACGCATGCGTTGCGATCCTGCGAGGCCTTCACGAAGAAGTAGCGGCGTTCGCCGCAACCCTCACATAGGAGAAATTGATGGACAACCAACACCGCCAGATCAAGGGCTATCGCGAACTGTCGCAGGAAGAAATCGACCTGATGAACGCGATCAAGACGAAAGGCGTCGAACTCGGCGAGCTCGTCGCGAAGCTGCGTGCTACGGAAGGGCTAGATCAGCGCTGGATCAGTATCGGCGCGACCGACTTCCAGACAGGTTTAATGGCGCTCACGCGCGGCGTCGCGCAGCCGACGTTCTTCTAAGCCCCGCGCCACGCCGACGCGCACTCGGCCGCTGGCTCCTGCGATACG